ACACGGAAGAAACCGTCTTGGTCGGTTGATACCCAAAATACTCTACCTTTGTTACGCTCATTTACTTCGTCTGTTTGACTTGCTTCTCTAGCTGGGAAGCCTAAGATAACATTTGGATAGTTTGTTTGGTTAAATGACCCTGTACCAATATCTAAGAAGTCATGTCCTGTTGCTCTACATGTACTAATTTGTATAGTAATTTTAGCAGGAGCACCATCTTGTAGGCCAGCACGTAGTATAATACCTGCGCCAAACCCTTGTGTTACTGGTTGTGATAAACCTGTAGCAACCGCTGTTGTGTTAGTTTCTTTAACTTTAACTTCTGTTGGTACTAGTGCAACAAGTCCTGTAGCAAGATCCGTCATAGGAGTATATGAATTGCCACCGTCAATACTAATTTCTAAAGCACCTGTTGTGTTAAATGCTACACCTGACCAATCATATAAGTCTAGTATTTGTTCATTAATTTGTGCTACTTTTACAAAACCGTTTGCTGTTGTATTACCAATCTGTCTAACAACAACTTGACGTTCTGCCAAGTTAAAGAAGTTTTGTCTTAACCAACTTCCTTTTTCGTTTAGCGTAAGACCTACTTCACTAACTTCTTTAATGTCAACTACGGCATAAGTGTGACTATCGGAGAATACTGATTGTACATTGTGTACACCACTTTCAACTTTAACTTCTCTATAGTTATAGATAATGTGTTTCTTGCCTCTCCATGATATTACTTTAGGAAGTTCATATGTAATTGTATAATCTCTGCCAGTATCATCTGCTGGAATAGTTTGATACTGTGCATCTGTATCAAAGTTATTGTTTATCTTAAAGATATCTTTTATTTCAGTTAGCAAGTTAATTGCAATAGTAGTATCGCCTTGTGTGTTACCTAGTGTGGTTGAAGTAGATGCAACACTTAGAGTTGAACCTGCAGTACTTACATACGCATCTTCTACTAGTAAGCCAACAAAATCATATCCTGAATCAAACCCTGTTAGTGATTCGTCGTCTAGTAGTAGATCGCCGGCACTGTCATTGACACCAAAACTTATTGATCTGTATGTATCTAACGGATCGTCATCAAAGTTTACAGCCGTACTTGGACGTATAGTTAAACTACCAACACTTTCAATGTCTCTAAACAAGTGTGTTGCGTTGTTTCTAATATCAACTGGCTTATTAATTGGTATTGGTGCTAGTAGACCATCGTTATCAAACGAGTCACTAGATGTACTAAAGTTTATTTTATAAACTTGTCCGTCTCTCTGTGGAGTAAATCCTGCAATACTATTGATACTACCAGTAATAGACATTCTTCTAATACTACCAGTTTGTATTCCTAAGTCTACATTTAATGTACTTCTGTTAATTTCTGTAACTGTTACAGTTGCGTCATTAGCCGGACTAGCACCACCTAATTGTGTACCAGAAATACTAAATGTATCACCTATTTTATAATGGTCACCTCTGTCAGTTTTAAATATATCAACTTCGTATATTCCGCCATCTTTATTTGCTTTTGAAACAACAAGTTTTGCTTCAGTTGTTTCACTTACTGGTTCTGATTCATCGTTACCAATAATGCTGTCTACGTCTGTGAGTCTTGTAACAGGCGTAAATGTAAATTCTGTGTTGTCAATAGTATAACCGTCAACTACAATACCATCCATTTTTTGAATGTTTGCTAATTCGTAACGTGCAATTCTATTGCTCGGAGTACTACCATCATCATGATAATAATCAAGTTCACCTTTGTTACTTGGAATGTGTTCTAAATCATAAACATGGAGACTTAGTTGTTCAATTAAGTTTGTATATCCAGTTGTGTCAACATTAGTAATTACTGCTGATTGCGCTCCGCCATTTATAGTAAATGCTCCGTTAGTAAAACTACCTGAAGTTCCTTCGAGATAAATTTTCTTACCAATTGACGCAAATACTGAATCGCCCGAACCACCGGTTGAATTAGCAATAGTATCGCCTGCTGCTAGTGTTACATTTTGATCTACATCTAATACTGTTACTGCTGAGAATGTTTTAGCACTTTGCGTCATGTCGTCTTTTAGTACAACATCATCTGGTACTTCATTAGGATCACTACCTTCGGCAACAAGACCATAAACACCGTTTGCGTTTGAGCCGTTTAATGATCTAATTTGTCCACCATTACCAGCATAGTATGCTGTGTGGCAATAGTATGTAAACATACTAACCATTTCTGATAAGCCACCGTTGATAGTAACAAGTCCGTAACCTAAGTCATTAACTTGTGTAAAGTCATTACCTAACTGTGATCTATTACCAGCTGTTTGTAATGTAATTGCAAAGCCGCCTGCTGGTATTGGTAATTCAACAGTATCCCAACCAATGTTTACTGAAGGATCAACATCGCTTACTGGTCCTGATGTTGAGTCTAGAATTAATCTTGCTGTTGGGTCAAGTAAGGCACCACCATCATTGTAATCTGTAACATCGTTTACTTGATATCTAATACCGTTAATATAAAACGGACATGGTGTTTGTGGTTTTCTAATTGATAGCCCGCTACCAGCGTCTGCTGTAATTAACAGTTCATAACCGTTGCCTTCTACAGAAGTTACTTTTACTGGTGTGTTTGCGGTAAACGCATCAACTAACATACCACCTCTAAACGCTTGTCTGTTTAGTGACTGTGAGAAACTTGAACCTGTTTGTATGTATGGTGATTTAGTTAGAATTTGTCCTTCTGGATCAAGCACACACATAAATCCGCCATGTCCTTGTACAGTCATGTTACGTAAAATTGTAGCATCGTTCATTAAGAACGCATCTAATTGATTTGAACGTTTTGCAGGGTTCCAACCAGCGTTCGGGATAATATCGTTACCCCATTTTAATAATTCAAATATATCATAAACTAAGTTACCATTGCCAGCAACATCTGTGCCGCCTGTCAAGTTAGCATTTATATATTGATCAGGATGATCAGCACCTTTAAACGCAGCATATAATGAGTTATTGTATACATTGTTAATAATTACGTTCTGTATTACATCGCCTGCTACAACAATACTCTGGTATCTCGGTGTGTCTTCTGTTGGAAAGTTTAATCCATCAAAGAATATTGAGCCCTGTGTATGTAAAGTATTAATAGCTTTACCATCACGCAAATCATTTGCTAGTGCATCAACTAAACTACCAATAGTTCTTCTATATCTGTCTTTAGCAGAATTGTCCCAAGTTAAAGCAGCATAACCATCGTACCCTGCTACGCCAGTGGCATTTGCATCTTCAGCAAAAGTTAGGTATGCTATAACTTCTTCAACAATAAAACGTTTGTTCTTTTCAACCAATACAGCAGCATCAAGATATTGTCCTGGATTTGTAATTGCTAAGTTACTGCCATCGTCAACGTTTTTAGGTAACGCAGGATTGTAAAGATAGTGTCTACCAAAGTAACCATCTGTTTCACCTGATAACGGATTAACGTATGCTTCACCTGCTGTTGGTAAGTTAGGATCACCTATACCGGTGATACTATCATTGCCGCCTGTTAGTCCGTCAAACTGTTTGTCTCTATAAAAATATGTTGTAGCCCACGGTGACTGAGATACTTCTGCCTTTGGTCTAATAATTACTCGTCTAAATTCGTCACCAACTAGTGATACGTTAGCAGGAACTTTGATTGGATAATCTTCAAAATATTGACCAGTTTCAATTTTAATGGTAATTTGTCTATTGTTAACAATGTTGCCCATCTCAAGTTGCTCACCCACTGTAAACTCTTGTGGTGAAAGAAGTTGTAATTCTGCTAAGTCATCAGTTGAGCCTGGATTGTTAACATTATCATCTCCTGGGAAGTATCTAATAATTTTACCTATTGCGCCACTTGTTTTACCTTGGATAACTTTACCAACTCTAAGGTCTCTATTAGCCGGATCACCTTGATCTACTTTACCTTGTGTTTGTCCATTTACTGAGTTACTAAAGAACAATTCGTATCTGTTACCAGTTTGCTCTGTAGGTGCTGTAAATACGCCATTAGTAACAATGTCTCTTTGTACAGCCATGTTGCTTGTAATACTACCTGCATCATCACTATCAGGCTGATTGCTACCGTATGTAATTATTTCTTGTGTATAAATTGTTTGTAGTGAACTAAATGGTGCGTTAATAACAACACTTGCTGTTACAGTTCTTGCTCTTTCTAAAAGGTGTGCATATACATCCTTTAACAATCCGTTTTGAGATCTACCATATTCATCATTATAAAATTCAACACCAGTTCTAACTGATAAGTTTTGAGCTTGTGTACCTGCAACATGATCTAATAATGCTGCTGTAATACCTTTACGTAAATCTAACTCTAAAGCTCTGTCATTGATAACTCTGTTGGTCCAATTTACATTAGTTGTGCCTACGGTTGTAGTTGCCTTAGCTGTAATCTGCGCATCTTTCCATGCTTGTACTTCAGCAACGATATAATTTATGTTTGCTTCTACTGTTGATTTAGAATTGCCTCTACTGTCAAGTCCTGAACCTGTAGCAAATCCTGTTTGTGTAACTTGTGATAATTCAACTACAGCTGGATCACCTTCTGTAACTTGTCTTGAAGTAAATATGTCCTGCATATATGGACCAGGCTCAAATGGTGATGCAACTTGTATTTGTTCTGCTTTACGAGCCGCTGCACCAATTGTTCTATATGAATATGCTAATGAGCTACCTTCTTTTCCTGGAGGTGCAACACTTTGATCGTCATTACCGACAACACTAACAAATATGTTGGCACTTGATTCTGTTGACTGACTGTCAACATATAGTTTTGTTACCGCTTGTAAGTCTGTTAAACCTTGTGGAGTACCTGCGCCTGCAAGGTCACCTGGGTGATCGTGTAATGTAAGTGGGCCTTCCATTGTGTCACCTTGTCTGCGAGTAACAGCATCACGTGGTACTACTTGATGACTTAGGAAAAAGCCTTCTAAATCTATATCATAACCTGCATCAGTAAGAGATAGTGCAGCCGAATCTGTTGTTGTTAAATTATAACGTACATCGTTTCTAGCTGTTGTGTCTTCTAGTTGTGCGTCTTCTTTTGATGCAAATAACCCTAAGTTATTAGAATCTAGTACGCCAATGTAAACAGTGTCTCCGTTTTCTATTGGTGAGTAGATAGGTAGGTTGTTGTCGTCTACATCTACACTTGAAATAGTATTACCTGTTGCAGGATCTTTCTTAGACCAATTTAATCCTGTGCCTGAAGTGTTAAAAATAAATCCTGCGCCATCTGAACCACGTGTTAGTCCGTGTGCTGGTACAAGTATAACACCCTGTGCGCCAACAATGTCTTGTACAGCGTCAATAATTTTTGTGTAAGAAATAGCATCAACTGGCTCAGACGGAACGTTAATTGTTTCACCTGGATCCTGTCTAAGTATATAATTTCTATCAGCAAACTTTTTATCAATTACAAGATCATCAGTGGTTAATGATGTTCCGTGTACATTATTAAAGTTTGTAATATCAGTATTAGTAGTACCAACATTAGCAATACCAATACCAGCTGCGTTTAATGGACCACCAAGTACCGGAGCAGGGTCTGATTGTACCGAAATAGCATTTAGTTTTAATATTATTTTACCAGTTTCTGAAACGCTTATACTAACTGTATCAATATTTGCAGGATTCTCATCACTGTCTGATCCTAGTTTTCTAATTTCAATACCAGTACCGTCTTGTTTTACTATTGGCAAGTACGCATCTACGCCATCGCCTTTAAACGGTGTTAAGCTATCAGGTGTATCAGCAAGTAGTGTAAATGTAATCTGGCCACCTTTACCTACTACCGCATATATTTCCTGAAAGTTTTCGTTTACCTTACGAAACGACTCTCTAATACTATCACCGGTTCCGTCATTTCCTTCAATACCGATATCGACTTGTTGTCTTGCCATCTTATTTTAGCTCCAAAATTTGTATATTGTCTTCTATGTTATCATTAAAGTTTACACTTACACCGCAACCACACGCTGATTGTGCATTAGGATTGTTAATAACAAATTGAGTTTGGAATACGTCCCTTGAATAGTCAATTTCACTACCAAACAAATACATTAAACTATGTGCGCTTACTACTAAGTTGCCATCGCCTGTATCTATTATTTCGTCGTGATCCTCAACTCCTTCTTTGTTAATCATATCCCATTCGTATTCAAAACCAGCACATCCGCCGCCTTTAAGCCCTAAATGTACAGCAAACTTCTTTGGCTCTACATTACATAATTCATTTACTTTGCTTTTAGCACTTTCTGTGAGGCTTAATACGAACATCCATACTCCTGTTTAATATATTTATCGAATAGTTTTATAATCCTAATGTAATAAATATAATTATGTTCATAAAGGAATTTGTAGTCCAAACCAGGCATACGAGGCCATCAAAGCTAGGTTCAGCTCATACTTACACACGTAATAAAACATATGTATTGCTTCGTTGTGATAGTTGCGATGTTGAGTTTAATCGTCCAAGAGGTAAGATGGATCCTAAACGGTTAAACAATAATTATTTTCATGTATGTGAAAATTGTGATGCAAAGAAATTTGCACAAAAAAAGGGAGTCGAACGCAAACAAGTTTGGAACATGAGTGCTAGTTCGGATCTCCCTATTAATAAACTTTAATCTACGTAACTTGCATTGACATAGCAACAGCTAGGACCGTCTTCATGATCTAATCCTTCTTTTGCATGTTCAAATACAGTTTTACACCAATCATCCCTATCGTATGTGCTTACAACATCAACAATTGATATAGTCTGGCCTGTTTCAACTTTAGTAATAGTAGCGTTGTGTAGCTCTTTAGTAACACCTTCAGATACTTCCCTAGTGTTTTCAGATGTTTCTACAGTTAGTGTATATTCTCTAGCCATATCGTATTAGTCTTCTTTTTTCCAAATAGTCCATGCACCGTATGCTATTGCACCGTATGCTACTAAACTTGCAATTGGTTTAAAAATTAGAAATGCTATGCCTGCGGCAACAAGTACAGCACCGTCAAGTGTTGTTCTTTCACCTAGTCTTTTTATAATCCAGTTTTTCATTAGTATTTGTATCCTCCAGCTCTAGTATTTTCTGTTGTTTTCATAGACTTCTTACTTTCCGGTAATTTGTCGTCCTTTTTAAGGTTAATAGGTTGGAAAGGTTTCTTGTCAATTCTAAGCCCATCAATCTTTTTTAATTCTAGTTTTTCTACCATAATTAGTCTCCTTGTTAACATATTTATGTAAATAATAGAGTTAATTTATTAATATGGAGAATAAACTATGTTTAGTTGGTTACGAAATCTTTTTTCATCTGCAGAGCCAGTGGTAGAAACACCTATTGCAAAGCCTGCACCTGCTAAGACACAAGCCAAAAAGCCAGCGGCGAAACCTGCGGCTAAGAAAGCGACTGTTAAGAAAGCAGACTTATCAAAATTAACCAAAGATAAACTCGAAGCATTTGCTAAAGAGAATTTCAAGGTTGATATTGATAAAAGAAAGAAAAAAGCTGATTTAGTAGACGAAGTTTTTAAACTTTCTAAGAAGTAGAGTTTAAAGAATTTAATCTATCGATAGAAGATTCACAGCGAGCCAGTTTACGTTCTAAAACGTTTATTGCGCCTCGCTGTTTTCTTATCTGTTCTTCAAGGCTTTGTACGTAGCGTTGGCTAGGTACTTGTTGTTCTGAGCCATCTTCTGATACCATTACGAAATGATCAACACCTTGACCTTTAAGTCCACCCGCTACGCGGTTAGGATTTTTTGTTGATTCTTTTTCAGGCGTTTTCGAGCTCTGGCTCTTGTTGCTGTACATTGTGTTTAAATAGCTCATAGTGTTCTAGTTCCTCTTTGTATTTATATAAGTCAATACTAGCAAGATTCTTCATCTTGGATTCGCACATAATATCTGCGTAAGGCAAGAAGCTCAATGCCCAATCATTGCAACTCTGGTTAGGATAGTAATCACTGTGAGCTCGTAGTTTTGCTTTCTTGTAACCGTTTGCTAGTAGTTGTGCCATCTCGGGTTTCAACACATGATCGAAGTCTTCGGGCAAGTGTTCGTTACGACTGTATGAATAATGTATCACAGGACGCACACCACGCCAGCTATCTATTACGCGAGCAAATCTAGCGTCGGTTGGTCTAATATATTCACCTTCACGGCACCAGTGATGGTGTATGTCAAGTACGAGTGCGCATGTGTCGACAAGCTCGAGGCTTGCGTCAATGCCCCATTTGTTTTCGTCGTTCTCGATCGTGATCGTGTTTCTCGCTTCTGGAGAAAGTCTGTTGTTGACGGCATGTTTGATACCGGCTGGACCTTGGCGGCCGCTGATGTGTACATTGCACTTAAAATCTTGGAATTGTTTGCCATATCCCATCCAGCGTATGACATCGGTGTGATATTCAAATTCTTCTACGCTCCTATCTACTATTTCTGGATTATCTGAAGCAAGGACTGTAAATTGGCCCGGGTGCATCGAGAGTCTAACATCGAGGGCTCTTGCCGTTGCGCCGACTTTTGCAAATTCTCTCTCCGCATACGCCACCACATCAGGCTTACGCCAATAATAAGACCACTCATGCTGGGTATAAACAGGAAGTACATCACTACCGAGTCTGACCATTCTAAGCTGCGGAGGAAGAGATCCAACATATTCAATCAACCTTTTGTATGACGCAATGTTGTGGACCATGATGTCCCACAAGCGTTCTTCAGCAACATCACGTGTCTGCCTGTTGAGCCACTGTACTGTTGTGCTACGAGTATTTAGCGGTCGTTGAATTTCTTCTAGTAGTTTCTTCTTCTGCGTTTGATCGGGGTCCATGTACTTACATGCAAAGCCGATACGTTTAAGATTGTTCATCGAGTAGTTTCCAAGTTTCTTTGTAATTGTATACATTATAGCACATACCTAAGTCATTGTCAATGATTTGTTTCTTCAACGGATAGTCGTTACCTGCAGGATCCATTCTATCGCCAAAGAAGTGTATTGTATCGTTTGGATCAAAGTCAACTAGTATTTGACTCTTGTCACTTCCTTTAGGAGCAATATCAATACCTGTTTCACCGCCCGGACGTGCTTCTAGTTCCGGAAATAGTTTGTTAAAAGATGTTGCTATTTTGTTTCGCTCGTCTTCAAATGTATCATATGCTACATACTTTGCACGTTGTTCTACATCAGCATTACGTCCTACTACACTATAATTTACCATACCTGGACGATGTTCAAAGTGTAGACCCGAACGTATTGTAAAAGGACTTTCTGTAAGTTTAATACTTAACCATTCGTGTGCATCTTCAGGAAGCACCCAATGCGATGCTCTTATGTGTGTCTTGCCTTCCCAAACATCACAGCCTGAACAGTTGTACACACGTTTTGCTAAGTTGTATGTTGGTTCAGTAATTTGCTCTACTGTCTTAGGCTTGTCGCTACCTGTAACAAGGTAAACATCGTTTACTAAACAAAATGTATTAAAGAACGCTCTAAACTCATAATCCATTTTACTACGACTTGGAGTTAGTGTTCCGTCTACATCAAATATATATTTTATCGCCAATTTTCTACCACCCATGGATCGTAACAGTTTTCTGGATTAGGGTCTCCATGAAAAACACATACGCAACATTCTATTCTTGGTACAACAGATTCAACTTCTTTGAATTCTCTTTGTCCCCTAACACCGCCAGGTTTAAAGTCTTTAGACTTTCTTACTTCCCATTTCCAACTTTGTGTCCAGCTGTCTGGATACAACATTGCTGCTTTTGTTTTGCATGTAACATCATACAAGTAATCTTGATCGCCAAAGAATAACTTCTGATACTTTACAGGATCTTTCTTATATGTTTCCCAAACAAAATCAAGTTCGCCTGTTTTAAATTTAACAATTGAACTATTGTACTTTTTGTAGTTTGGTCTCATTGCTCGTGTATAGTCTTTTACTATGCACCAATGATTAGGCTGCCATGTAAGAAGTTTATCAATGTTACCGCTTATAACAACATCTAAGTCCAAGTATAGTATTGTGCCTTTGATAGGCAAGTCTTTTGTAAACATGTATGGCTTGTTCCACCATCCAGGTAATCCTTTGGGTAAGTCAAGTACTTGTATATCAGGATTAAGATCCATAGGATCATCTGTTAAACATGCAAATTTATAGTCGAGAGTACAGTTTCGTTTGATCATGTTATAAAGTTTGTTAACATAATCACTAGAATATTTTGTGCCGTGTTTCAGACACAAAATATAATAGTCCTGTGGGAGTTTGCTTACGTGTTTAGCAGACTTTGCTTCTCTACGTTCTGCTTTTATTGCAAGCCATTCTTCTTTGGTATACTGACTCTTGTCTATCTTAGCCATCTACGTGTGACATCTTTTGTACTGAGTATGGTGTATAGATTGCACTGTTAGCACCATGCTCTGCACATTCAGCTGATTCACACCAACAACGTCCATCGCTAATTTCTCTAATAAGTTGATCAGCAAACTTCCATGCGTGATATGCAAACTTCTCACAACCAACACCATCAAAAGTTCTAATCTCTGCTAGACCTTTTTCTTCTAGTGCCTTAAAAGTTTCTAATTCTGGATCAGCAATATCAATTGCTGTCTTGTGATCAAAACTATCTTCTAGCCAAGCCTTCAACGGTTTCAATCCGCCAAAGTCAACAGCCCAGTTTTTCTCATCTAGGTCTGCACATCCAAATACAAATTTAAATTGTAAACTATATCCATGAAGTAAATGACAATGTGAATGCATTGCCTTAGGTTGACGGAACACCGCTGATAGTCCGATGTTGTGTCCGTATGTTTTAGTGCTGTAATAAGCCATGTTATTCTCCTATATAAATAACGGCGGAGTATTTAAAGAGGGTCGACGTATTAAAGTCCTCTGTATTAGTTACTATTATAACGTATGTTACTTAGTTTGTCAAGAGAAACATTAGGGTAATTCCAGGCTTTTTGCATTTTTTCATGTAATTCATATACTACAAAGTTAGTTTTTGCATAACATTCAAATACTTTGCCTATTTGATGTATCCAGTAACGAGGATCTACAGCACGTTTGTCTGCTCTATCATAGTTTCTAGAATCTTTATAAACGTTATTAACAGTTGACGTATTGCTATACATATCAAAGCCTATTAAATGAACTGTTTCGTTCTTGGCCTTTTGTGCAGCAATAAGAACAGCATAAGGACCGCTACCCCATTGGAATGGTTCGTCCCAACGTTCATTACCTTTGTAAGGCAAGTCAGGTAGTTGTCTTATGTTCTTGTGTTTCTTAAAACGTGGAAACCAGTCGTGCCTAGTGTATACTTTTGTATCAACATTTACGCCTTGTGCTACTGCTTCTTCAACCATACGTTTATCTACACATACAAGATGGTCCATTTGATAGTCGCGCATAATTGCATTACACCCTACCTTGGGTCCAAAGCAATATGAGATGTCGAAGCCTTTTCGGCTTTCACCGTTTCCAAATACATACATGTAATTATTTATTTTTATTTTTGGCTTGGTTTATATCTATACTTAAACGAGTAAGTTCGCTCTTAAGTTCATTAAAGTTTTCTTCAACTTGTTGTGTGGCTTTTATCATAAACACAATTTTGCTTAGTGCCCACCACCACCAAAATACACTTGTAATTACAAACGTAATTACTACAGCGATGGCCATTGCGCCCATCCATGTTTCGTGGCCTATTAGAGTTTCGCCTATAACAAGAGCCAACGCTACGAATGGAAATGTCCATGCGGCGTATGCCCAGTAAGATGCCTGTGCTAATGTGTCTTTTATTTTTTTATCCATATAATCTCCCTCTCTAAAGTAATATGTACTCTAGCATTAATATTTATGGTAGTGTTGAAAAATGTTTTGTGGTTGTTTATCTAAGAAGATATCTGCCCAAACGGCTTCCACTCGCCTGGTGTCCCTTCTCTTACACAAACCCACCCTACATAACTAGTTGGTTTAGGGTCGTCATTCCAAACAATGTCACCTTTGCGGTATTGTCCGTCTGTTGGTGTACCTTCACCAGTTTGGAACATTTTGTTTTCAAACTTTATTGGTCCTGCTACTGAAAGACTTACTCCTTCAGGGACTGTGTTAACACCTACACCTAGTTGTCCGTGTATGCTTACTTTAGCATCAGCACTTCCTTTGTTACCTAAGTGTATTTTACCGTTAGCTGATATAGTGATACGGGGAGAATCATCAGTAACGATTTGTAAATCATGTGTAGTATACGTACCTATTTTAATTTCAGGCTGATCTACATCTATTATAAATTCTGAGTCAAAGCCCATAACACCTATTGCACCATTTGGTGCATCAGTACCTAGTCCTAAACGGTCTGCATCTGCGTTCCAAAATAAGTGTTGACTAAGTGCTACATTACCTTTAACTTTTAGATCATTAAGAACACCAACTTGCTTCAAACTACTTGTTTTAACATCTGGTCCTAATGAGTCTTTGTTTAACACATAGTTGCCGTTTACATAATAAGCAGCCTCTGTGTGTAAGTCTATTGAATCACTACTCCAAAGTCTATCTGGATTAGCTCTATAAACTAATTGCTTAGTTGGCGAACCTTCTTTAATCCAAAGTAATCCTTTGTTATAAATGGTACCATCTTTGTCATTAAACTCTAATGGTCCCGAACGTTCGTTTCTAACGTCTGCTGTTACTTCATCAACATGTAATTTTTTAGCGTATATTTCGCCATCTACATGTAAGTCTCCTGCTACGTTAGTATCGCCTATAAGTGTTTCAACATCAATAGTATCAGTTACTATACCATCGTCATTAACAAAAACAACTAGCCTACTAGACTCGTCTTTAATGCCGGTACTTTTAAATTTTGATATTGTTCCGCCTTGGATTAAATCCCCACTAAGACTGTTTAGTGCTAGTTTGGACATATCAGGCGTCTGGTCGATGCTAGATAAAGCATCAACTACTTCTGCTAAAATTGGTAGTCCTTCTACAGCGATACGGACTTTATTGGGATCTAGTTGCTTCATGTAAGTATTTATCAGATTACCTTGAGTAGCACTGTTTCCGCATTTATGCGACCATTAAGTTTTGTGTCTGTAGTCTTAATTTCGTCCATAAATTTACGTAAAGCTACTTTACCTGCGCCTTTAAACTCTTTTAATTGGTCTGCAGGCTTACGCATAGTCTTTTGTATACTTTCTTCTTCGTGGAATCCTATAATTGTAGTACCTTTAACTTGAAGTCCACTGCCTGGTCGTTGCATTTTTTGCGGATCAGGATCTTTAGCAACATACTTGCCTATCTTACGTGTCTTAGTGTTAAACACCCAAAGCTCGTTTGCGTATATAATGTCTGCAGGATTAATACTAACAAGTCCAAACTTATCATCTTGCTTCTTAAACTTGAGCTTTTGTACTAATTTTTCAGCACTGTACACTTTAGCCTTACGTGGCCTACGTGTTGCTTTTGCACTTTCAATAACCATGTCACATGATGTCATTATCTTTTCTAATGCTTTGAGCAATAACGCCATTTGTTTCTTAGATCTATGATCGTAACCTTCTTTAAGTTGTGCCCACATATCAGCTTCATGCTCATCCATCTTCTTTAGCTTTGCTGGTGTAGGCATATTGTGCCATTCAACTACTTCATCTATTTCTGCTTTATAAATGTCTTTAATTTTTCTAGCATGTGCTTGTGTCACTTTCTCTTTAATAAAGTGTACATTAATATCTAAACTGTCTATTTTAAAATCGTCTGGGTCATTAATAAATCCGTCTAGCCAAAGATCAATAGCTTCGCATGATGCATGAGCCTGCATCAGAATACGATCTTGAATCGTTAGTACTGGCTTTGCAAGAGTCTTTGCTTCTACTTCTTGTTCTTCTTTTTTGTCTGCTAGTACTTTTTTACCAATTTCAATACATTTAGCAACAGAGTTACGTAAGAATTTATCTACACCACAAGTTAGTTCTCCACCAGTGCCTGGCAAACTTAGCCAGTGATCTGCTTCTTTCTTGTTTAGTCTAGGTGCACCTTTGGTATCCATTCGTGCTACAATGCCCGCTGTTATACTTAACGCATTATTGGGTGCAGCTTTAACAGCCTTAATATCGTCTTTAGAATATTCGTTGTCAGCCATCCACTTAGGAACGTTAGCATACAAGTCTACTGGCTTGAAATGCTCGTAGTACCAAGAGTGTACATACCGACGATGTCTATGTATTGCTTCGCCGGTCCATTCTTCCCAGCCTTCCCAATCCGGCTCTTTAAGTTTGGCTCCTCGTTGTATGCGTGGTGCGGCTCTAGGCTTCTTTCTTTTAGTTTTTGGCAATGCCATTTTTCTAGTTCTCCAAATGCTTTACAAAAAGTATATATGCCTTAACGCAAAAAGTCAAGTATTAATTAGTCTTAAATACGTTAAATGCTTGTCTTCAAACAGTCCTGTTACTTTTACTTTATATCCCATTGAGTGATCATCAGGGTAAATGTGGTATTTTAACTCATTACCGTGTTTCATTGCCCACTTGCCTTTTGGAGTCTGTTGCCATTCGTATATTGCGGGAGAAACGTAAAGGTCGGGGTCTTCCACATCCCCCATTGCAAAGGTGTGTAAGACAAGCCGTTCCATTACTTAGATAAGTCGTCGATGAGTTTTTGTTGTTCGTCTTTGAAGTCTTGATAACGTTGACGAACGATGTCTACTGTAAAGTCAATAAACATAAATGCTGGAGCAATGTAGAAATACTCTCCTCCAAGTGCGAGTACAGCCGCACATCCTAGTGCGAAGTATGAAAGATAACGTATTGAATATCCTTGCATACCAGTAAAGTTCCATTTAATAAAGTACATAATCTTTTTCATTCTTCCCACCACATTTTAGATGCTTCAATTGACTTGATTGCTGTGATTGCGCCAAATATCATTGGACACATCATTACACAGCCTATTCCAATAATTAATCCTAAATTTTCCATTCTATGCCTCTTTGTTAGGGTTCCAAATAGTTAAGTTCTTAGTCTTGAGTCTATTAACAACAATGTTGTACCTTGACTGTTCTTCTTTCCATTCCTTTAACCATTTGTGTCCATCACGTTCTGCATCAACAAAGATTGCATTAGTCATTGCTAGTGGTACTAAAATTGCAAAGTGAACAATAATACTTGCTACTGTATTATAATTAAACCACCCTAGGTAGTTTGCCGCTAAGAATCCAAACCATACACTCCAAATAGTAAACAGCACTAACATAAAATAAGTCTGTAAACTAGGGTCTGGAATATACTTTAATGGATTGTACTTAACACTCATTACACGTCTCCAGCCACTTACGAGACTCATTACAGTTCGTCTAAATAGACTTGGCTTTTTTAAGTTTGGTTGTATCATTTCCTTTCTCCTAATCAATATGATTTCTAATGAACTCTTTTATTACATGCATACCATATGCGGCCCATGTAACAACTAGTAGACTAACAAATAATATTTCAATATCATTCATTATATCTTTTCTCCAGGCTCGAAGCCTCTAAATGTTTTGAATCTTGGGAACCTTAAACTGTATGTTCCGTCTTGGTTTTGTGTTACAGCATCAGCTCTTACTTCTACAAGTTGACCTGTGATATCAGTGCGACTATCCCAAAAGTCGTCACGATTAGCATCAGTAAAGCCACTACCGACATTAACACTAATTTTCTTTCCGTCATCAATTCCTTCACAAACAAATGCACCAAGTCGTCCTTCGTTTCGTCCTGTTCCTTCTTCGACATCCTTAACCTCCAATGTTACCTCAATGAACGGCTTTGCTTTAAGCCATGCATGAGTTCGCTTACATTCATAAGGAGCATCAATGTCCTTAATCATAACTCCTTCGTAACCACCGTCTACAGCCGCTTTATTTAACGCTACAAAGCGTTCTTGGCCTTCAGGAGTGTCTAAGTCTACATCTTCCCAATCCAACGCTTGTACGTGCTCTAAGACGTCTGCATGGTCTTCTACCCAATGCTTAGTAATTTGGCTTCTAAAGCTCTGTGGCTTATCCCAACTACCTGCGTTAAAACAGCCTAATGGAATAGTATCAAACAAATGCAATACAGCATCAGTAGTTTGTTTACCATCTTTACGATGTACTTGTTTCATAAGGTCTTGGAAGTTAGCACTCATTACCTCTCCGTCTAATACTAGCGGATAAGGTACAGGGTGGTCTTTAATTACTGTTTGAATTTCTTCAATGATGTGACCAAAGTTATGAAACTGTTTACCATTACGGCTAAACATTTCTACTTTATTATCACGGATGATAGTAATAACTCTTACACCATCTAGTTTGATTTCAATTTGTTTCTTACCAACCATTTTCTTTTCATGCTTGGCTGAGTCATGTGCTAGGCTACATGTAAACACAGGAACAGTACCTGGTGCTACTTTGTTAACAGTCCTTTCGCTCATTCCGCATCGTAAGTCTTTGATTAAGATACGTCTGTAAAAGCCATTCCACTGTTCTGTAGTAGCAACACCCATTGCAAGTTCGATAGCATCACGTGCCGCATGTCCTGTTAGTTCACGATTGGCAAGTTTATCAGCAAGCTCTTTGAACACTGGCCACGAAAGACCTTGTCCGGTTAGTACGTCTGAACGCTCAGGTACTTGCTTAACACCAAAAGTAACAAGAGCATCAAGTGCCATTGTAATACCTTCGAAAAACTCTGGTACACCTTCTTCAAGTGCTTCTTTTAAAATTGCTTGTTTGGCGAGCTTACTATTGTCAGCTTCTAGCCTTGCAATTATATCTTGCGGTTGTGTTCTCATATTTGTTTGCCCTCTGTTCCTGTTACTAAGTACATTTTCTTTATTATAGCATCGACATCAACAGATGTCAAGAAGCCTTTTACTGTATCATTATCATTAGTAATGCCAGGTAGTTCTTCTTGGAAATCACCTTTGTATACAGCGATTTCATACAGCCCTTCTTCGCCGCCATATGAAACTTCGTTCTTTACAATACTTAACATGTATCCGCCAAACTGTACTTTTGATTGTATTCCTATTGGGTTTATTGTTTGAATAAACTCTAAGTCTTTATATGCTAAAATCATAATCCATTGCCCTTTCTACTCTTTCGTTAATACCTGT